GGACTAGGATATGGTGAGAAAGGGCAAAGACTGGCCAAGAGCTATGTGCTCCCATGGGCTGCCCAGCTCCGTACCGGTACGTATTACCGTCCGGTGCAGAAAAGGGTAGCCCGACCATAATCTTTTCCCATGCCTCTGCTTTATCAGCCGATGTAAGCATACTTACAAGTATCTTCTGAAGTCTCAGAGGAAACCTGTCAGTAGCGTTACTTAGGTCGATAGAGTAGAAACGGTCGTTTAAACCTGACCATACGATCTTTCCCTGAGAGAACGTCCTATCTTGAGGAATTTTCTTCAAGATTTGGAACAATCCCTTATGGAAAGTGAAGAGTGAAGTCTGACTCCAGTAGTCTAATATCGCGAAAATTCGCGATTTAGCTCCTCGGTCAGCCTTTACTGATAGCTTACGTAGTTTCGGTTCCGAAGGAATTCGGCCCCGAAGCGCGGTTAGCTTATCACTTATATCAACCGGTAATTGTCTGATAGCAATTATCTTGTTGTATAAGTCTTCACCAGCGAATACCTTTATCGAATTTATGATCTCAAGAGGTAATACTCTTGCGTCATAAGTCGACATTGGTATTGCTGGACCGTTTGGTCCCGTTTTCGCGGTCCAATGGTATTTCAAGAATGCAGTATCCATGTTTTGAACATTGTGCTTATTCAAGAACTTAGACCCGATCTTAACGAAGTCGGTATCTAAGCTTCCGTCATAAGTACTCTGTTCATATATAGGTTTGTAGTCAACTGGCGTACCACCTAGCACTTGTCGATGTAGATCGATAAGAGTAAGGGCAAGCCGGATGGCGTTCGGGTTACGATCCCGTAATAGAGATCGGAACACCGGACCATAGATGCAGGTAGGTATACCTGCTCTATGTGCAATACCTATACCATGGATTGGTGGCTCCCCAGCGAGATGTCTGTGAAGACATACTCGTGCGGCCTTGAGTCTCTTAGTCCACGTCAGTGGACCTTGAGAATCAAGATCCTTGAGAAGTCTTCGGATTGTCTCATGGAGCTCAGTCGAAGGGATCCCCATTACAGATCCGAAGGCGGTCGTTAGCCATTTGATCAGTTTAACCGCTGATCCGGTGTATAATGTACTTGCTTTCTGATTTGTAACTGTCTTTCTTGTCAGAACCTAAGGACTCTCGAGGCGTCTCCTTGCATAAAGGGGGCGTTAACCCCGTTACGAAGGCCCCTTCCTTCCTGAAGAGGAGGACGGTACCCAAGAGGCATCATCCATAGGT